GCCCTGATGGGCCAGCTCGACAAAGCCGGCGTAAACACCGACGAAGTGCTCGGCGCCATGAAAAAGAGCGTCGCCACACTTGCCAAGGAGGGCATCAGCGCCAGCGACGGGCTCGCCATGTACTACGAAAAGATCAAAAACGCCGGGACGGCCGCAGAGGCCGCCAGCATCGCGTCGGAGATCTTCGGTACAAGGGCGGGCTCCACGATGGCCGCAGCGATCCGAGACGGCTCTCTGGCCGTCGCAGACCTGACGGCTGAGCTGCAAGAAAACGGCGAGACAATCGCCGGCGCAGCCGATGACACCTACGACTTCGCCGAGCGGCTTCAGGTTATGAAGCAGGGGCTCGAAGTGGCCCTCAAGCCTATGGCGAACACTGTGTTCGACGGGCTCAACAAGTTCATGCCGACCCTGCAAAAGCTGATGGAGCAGATCACTCCGGCCATCTCCAAGGCGGTCGAGGCTGCGGCCCCGTTTGTCGACGAGTTCCTGACCGGCGCGGCCGACGCCCTCGAGGACGTTCTGCCCCTGATCTCTCAGCTCGCGGCCGACCTTCTGCCCGTTCTGACGCAGCTAATGAGCACTCTGCTCCCGCCGCTTCTCAGCCTCGTGCAGACGCTCCTCCCGCCACTCATGCAGATTGTTTCCGCGATCCTGCCGCCTATTGCCAGCCTGCTCGCCACCGTGCTCCCTATTATCACGCAGATCGTCAGCGCCGTGCTGCCTGTGCTGGTGAGCATCATCTCGAGCCTGCTGCCGGTCATCACCCCGCTGCTGGAGGTGGCCCTGCAAATCGTCAACAGCGTCATCATGCCGCTGCTTGATCCCCTGATGCAACTCGTTCAGGCGCTACTCCCTCCGATCCTGAGCCTGATCGGTGCCATCACCCCACTGCTGACCCCGCTGCTGTCTATTCTGGAGCCCATCGCCAGCGTGCTCGGCACGATCGTCGGCTGGGTATCGAAGATTGTCAGCTTCGGCTCCGGCGTCATCTCCAAGATCGCCGGCCTGTTCGGTGGTGGGGGCGGCGGCAGCGCGTCCGTCTCTGGCTATGCGACCGGCGGCTTCACGAGAGGCCCGTCCATCGCTGGCGAGGATCCGCACTACCCGACCGAGGCCGTCATCAGCTTCAACCCTGCATATAGGGCGCAAAACCTGTCCTACTGGGCCCGCGCCGGCGAAATGCTCGGCGCTATGGACGAGGGCAGCTATGAGCCTATCAGCTCCGGCTCGGGCACGTCCGTGGTCTATGACCTGAGCGGCCTGTCCTTCAGCCCCACGATCAAGGTCGACGGCAACACCGACGAGGACGCCCTGATCCGAAAGCTGCGGGATCTGGAGCCGGAGTTCATCGACTTCATCCTCGAAGCACTCGCAAGAAGGGAGGGCGGCGCCTATGTCACAGCGGATAGTCGGCTATATTGATTACACCGCGCAGGGCGGCGACACCTTCGACAGCATCGCGCTGGCAGCCTATAACGAGGAACGGATGGCGAGCACCATCATCGACGCCAACCGCGACCTCTGCGACGTGCTGATCTTCGAGGGCGGCGAGGCCGTGCGGATCCCCATCGTCGAGACTGTGGAGACGCCCGACACCCTGCCGCCGTGGAGGAGGTGAGCCTGCCCCGTGAAAATCATCTACGAGGGGACGGACATCTACCCCGAGATCAGCGTCCACCGCTGCTACCACGATATGTACGCAGACAAGCAGAGCGACGAGCTGCTGCTCAAGCTCAACGACACCCGGGAGCTGTGGGACAGGTGGAGCCCCAAGAAGGGCGACACCATCGCCGTCGAGGACGGCGCCGCCAAGACGGGCAAGATGTTCGTCGAGAGCGTCGTCCCCGAGTCCGGCCTCATAACCCTGCGGGCCTACTCGGCCCCGCAATCCACCAAGGACAAGAGGAGCAAGTCGTGGGAAAAGGTCAAGTTCCTGCAACTGATCCAAGAGATCGCCGGCCGGCACGGCCTCACGGTCGAGACCTACGGCATCACCGACCAGACCTACGACTACGTCGAGCAGAACAACCTCCCCGACTTCGCTTTTCTTCAGGCACGCTGCACCCTCGAGGGCGCGGCTTTTTTAGTCTATGACGGCAAGCTGGTCGTCTACGACGAGGCATACATGGAGGGCCAGCAGCCCGTCGACACCATCACCATCACGCCGGCCAACGACTTCGAGTACCGGGACGAGGGCGCCTACGCCTACGGCTCGGCCGAGGCCGTCAACGGCGGCCTGACCGGCACCTTCTCGGCGCCAGCCGGGGGCGACAAGGTGCTGCGCAAGATCCTCCCTTTCCGCATGACTGACCAAGCAGAGGCCGACCGCTTCGCCAAGGGCCTGCTCCGGGACGCCAACAAAGAGGCGACCGTCGCAACGCTCTGGACGGGGACGCTGCTGCGCGAGTATGCAGCGGGCTCCGTGGTGACGCTCTCCACCGAGGGCGTCGCCTCGTGGGACGGCACGGCCTTCGTGAGCCGGATCCGGCACGACTACGTCAAGACCCGGAGCAAGCTCTATCTGCGCAAGCCTCTGGAGGGATATTGACCATGCCAAACAGCAACACCCAAATGATCCAAAAGGGCAAGATCTCGAGCATCGAGGGCGAGCCCGACAGAAACGGCGACAAGACCACCGCCCGGGTGCTCCCGAGCACCGCCGACAGCCTCGTCACGAGGCCGCTGACGATCCCGTGGTATCTGCGCGGGGACATGGGAAACCTGAGCCCCGGCGTCGAAGTCGCCTACGCCATGTTCGAGGACGGCACCGGCCTGATCCTCTCCCGCATGGACGGGGAGTGGCCCGGCATCGTCCCCGGCGACATCACCATCAAGAAGGGCGCGCTCACCGTGCAGGACAAGGGCGTCAGCGTACCGTCGGCCGATGTCACGGCCAGCGGCATCAGCCTGACCAGTCACACCCACACCGCACCGCACGGAGAGACAACCGGCCCGCACTAAGGAAGGAGGCCAAGCATCATGTCCGTCATGGCATCGTGGAACGGCAAGACATGGGGCGTCTCCCCCGAGCGGATCGCCGCCCTGAATGGCGTCTCGGCCAGCGTGGAGCTGGACACCGAGAACAGCGACGACAAGGCGGGATCCCCGGCCACCAAGACCAAGGCGCTCAAGCTCCAGAGCATGAGCTTCGACTTCGATCTCGGCGTCGCCGTGGGCTGCGATGTCCGCGGCGAGTACGAGTCGTGGACGGCGCTGGTGGGTCAGTACGCCCCCTTCTACCTCGGCGGCACGCGCTTCGGCCCGGCCAACCTTCAGCTCACTGGCGTGAGCCTCGGCGACACCACGGTCGACAACTTCGGCCGGATCCTCAAGGGCAAGATCACCATCAACCTGACCGAGTACGCCGAGGAGGCCAGCAGCAAGAAGGCGACCGCCGGCAGCTCCAACGGGGGCAGCTCGTCCCCGGCCGGAGTCTCCACCGGCGTCGGCCCGCGCCTGAGCGCCATCACCGTCGGCGCATCCAGCAGCGACAAAGCTGCAAAGAAACCCAACAACACCCAACTGACCTAAAGCGAGGTGATCCCATGAAAGCAAGCGGCAACGCAGCGCCCGAGACCTGCGTGCAAAACCTCCTAAAGACCATCCGCGGCGAGGTGCCATACGAGCGCATCAAGGGGATCGACCGCACCCTGATCGACAAGCCGAGCGGGACGGCTGCCAACGATCTGGCCGCCGACGTGGAGTTCGTCGTGGAAACCTACGAGCCCCGCGTGCGCCTGAGCTCGTCCGATCTGGTCACTCTGGTCGCGCAGACCGGCGACTTCGAGCTGCGGGCCAGCATTGACAACAACACACTTTGAAGGAGGTGAACAGCATGAGCGACGAGACCAACACCTACGGCGACGACATCCACCTCACCACCACCGACGCGACGACCATCTACAACACCCTGATCGCTGCGCTCGAAAAGGGCGCCGGCGAGCCTCTGTACCCCGGCGACGAGCGCCGGATCTTCGGCGAGGGGCTCGTGGCCGTGTTCGTCGCCCTCTACAACAGCCTCGACGACACCGGGCGGCAGACCCTTCTCCGCTATGCGCGGGGCGAGGTGCTGGACGCCATCGGCGAGCGGCTGGATGTCCACCGGCTGGAAGGATCCCCGGCAAAGACGACCATGCGCTTCTCCGTGAGCACGCCGCAGCCCAACAACATCATCATCCCGAAGTGGACGAAGGTGACGCCGGACAGCGACCACTACTTTGCCACCGACGAGATCGCCGTCCTTCAGGCCGGCGCCTACTCCGTGGAGATCCCGACCTCGGCCGTCAGCAACGGCACCGAGTACAACGGGTACGCCCCGGGCACCATCACCACCCTCGTCGACCTGATCCCCTACATCGAGAGCGTCACCAACATCACGGCGACGGCCGGCGGCGACGACGGCGAGCCCTACACCGAGGAAGGCGACAACCGGCTGCGCGAGCGCATCCGACTGGCGCCGGCGTCCCGGTCTACGGCCGGGCCGGAACAGGCTTACATCTACTGGGCCATGACGGCCGACAGCTCCATCATCGACGCCCGGGCCGTCAGCGAGACGGAAACCATCAGCCGCACCCTCACGGTCTACGACGGCCACGCCTTCATCGGCGGCGGCCGGCTGCTGCCGGACACCCTGATCGTCAAGGAGCACGGGGAGAGCACGGCCGGCGTGGAGGACACCGACTACACTGTGGACTACACCGACGACCTGCTGACCATCGAGCTCAAGGGCGCCCTCGCGGACGCCACGAGCCTCGACATCACCATCACCCGCACCCTCGAGGGCTGCGTCAAGATCGTCCCCCTGCTGGAAGGCGGCGCCGTCCCCGACGAGAGCATCCTCGAGAAGGTGCTGGAGGCGTGCAACGCCTCGGACATCCGGCCGCTCACCGACGTGGTCACGGCCGTGGCGCCCGAGGTCATCACCTACGACATCGAGATCGTCTACTACACCACCCCCGAGACAGAGGCCGAGGTCGTCTCCAATGTGGAAGGCACCGGCGGCGCCATCGACCGCTACAACGAGTGGCAGGTGGGCGCGCTGGGCCGGGACATCAACCCCGACCAGCTCCGCAAGCGGATCCTCTGCCCGTCGTGGGGCGAAAACCTGACCGGCGCCTTCCGTGTGGACGTGACCAAGCCGGTCTACACACCCGTCAGCGACACACAGGTCGCCAAGTTCAGCGGGCACCTGACTGTCAGCCATAAGACAGAGAGCGAGGTGGTCTAAATGCGACTCAGCGAAGTCGAGATGATCAAGCTCCTGCCCTCATGGATGGCGCAGGACGGCGCCGACCGAGGGCTGGCCGCCGGCTGCGACACCCTATCCCGGGACGCCTTCGCCCGTCTGAAGCTGCTGAGCAGGTGGGACAAGATCGACCAGCTCAGCGAGGCCGAGCTGGACGAGATGGCGTGGGAGCTGAACATCCAGTGGTATGACAGCACCGCGCCCATCGAGACCAAGCGGGCCGTCATCCGCAACAGCGACCGCGTCTATGCCAAGCTCGGCACCCCCTACGCCGTGGCGCAGATCATCGCCGACTACTTCGGCACCGGGGAGGTCAGGGAGTGGTATCAGTACGGCGGCAAGCCCTACCACTTCAAAGTGCTGAGCGACAACCCGGGACTCGTCAACGAAAACCTCGACCTGTTCCTCTCGCTGCTGCGCACCGTGAAGCGGCGCAGCGCATGGCTCGACGCGATCCTGATCTGCCTGACCGGCGAGATGTTTCTTTATGCCGGGATGGCCGTGCGAGAGCACGGCGAGGAGCGGCACGTCATGGGGACGGACGAGATCCACCTCTACCACGGGGCCGTCGTCCACGACAACAACCGGGAGACCGTCACCATCGGCACCAGCGTCCTCGCTTCAGACTAAGGAAAGGAGAAAGACATGGCCGCATTTATCAACAACGACATCACCGCCGCGGGCCTTCTCGTTCTGGCGAAGGGCGTGGCGGGCCAGCAGATCAACTACACCAAGATCGTCCTCGGCGACGGCTACCTCGAGGAGGGCCAGACGCCCCGCTCCCTCACCGGCGTGGTCAGCCCGAAGGCGACCATCGACATCACCAAATGCGTCGTGAACGGCGACGGCACCGTCACCGTGGGCGGCGTGTTCACCAACGACCAGACCAACGACGGCTTTTACTACCGCGAGCTCGGCCTCTATGCGGACGATCCCGACGAGGACGTAGGCGAGGTGCTGTACTGCTACGGCAACTGCGGCGACCTCGCCGAGTGGATCCCGCCGACCGGCGGCGGCGCCATCATCGAGAAAACCATCGACATCGTCACCGCCATCGGCACGGCCACCAACGTGACCGCCTACATCCCCGCGGACGCCTACGCCACCAAGGAGGACTACGAAAACTACAAGGCCATCGCCCTCGCGGCGCAGGCCACGGCCAATCAGGCCATCCTCCTCGCGCAGCAGGCGGTCGAGATCGCGCAGCAGGCCGCGGCCGCCGTGATCGACCTGAGCAACGTCGTCCAGCAGAACACCAGCAAGATCACGACCCTGTGGGACGCCGTGTTCGGCGACATCACGACCAATCCCTTCCAGATCACCTTTGCCAATCTGGACGGCATCACCCTCACCTCTGGCGTCTGGAACGCTACGCTTCAGCGCCTCGAGTGCTAAGCCATGGACGGCTACGGCTACACGCCGATCCCGCCCGCAGAGGCGTCCTGCATCATCGCGCACCTGTTTGTCGAGCTGGCGCCGCCCTGCTCATGCTGCAAGCGTGAGGACGGCGTGATCGTCATTCAGGGCACCGCCTACGACGGCACCGGCGCGAGGATCACCATCAAAGGGGAGGAGGTGAGGTACTACGGCAAGCAACGGACACTCGCGGCCATACGAGCGGGCCAATGTAGGCCGCCCGCCCTTCGGCCGTGAAAAGCTCCCGGAGATGCAGGTCATCAGCGACGCCAAGGAGCTCGAGAAGCACACCTACATCAAGACGCGCAACCCGAACATCTTCCCCAAGAAGGAACGGCTCGGGCTGGCGCAACGGATGATGAACGAGGCCAGCGACCTCGTCGCCGACCTGATGGAAGCCAACGACCTGCTCCTGACCGACCCGCAGGAGCGGGAGCTGCGATACCGGGCGCAACGCTCGGCCCTGCGCAACTGCCGGAAGCTGATCCACCACATCGAGCTCGCCCACGAGATCCTCAGCGGGCTCGGCGACGACGCCTTTGCACACTGGTCGCGGATGGCGGCCGGTGTCAAAAACCAGACCGCCAAATGGTACAAATCCGATAAAGAAAGGGCCGCCAAGATGGACGCGCAAGCGCGTCATCAATAGGCAGCCCGTGGGGTACGCCTTGTTTTTTCGTGCCGGGTCGGCCAACAACGCCCGCAACGTCAATTCCGACGGCACGCTGAACAGGAACAACGCCTACAACGGCAACAACGGCCTGCGCCCCGCTTCGATGGATAGCCCGACTTATTAACCGGCCGGAGACGGCCGGCGAACACTGTGCACCATCATCCAAGGAAGGCGTATCCCTCCCGCACCCGGCGCCGTTTGACCGGCCCGGCCATGGGTAAACACAGGACTGCCGATGCTCCCGGCGGCGCACGCAAAGCGTGGCCGGAGCTGCCGACGGCAGAGATTTTTTCGCATGGAGAACATCGTCAACAGCTTCAACTCGCTATACAAAGCACACCGCAAGACCCGCTGCGGGAAGCGGGACAACCCAACGGCCATGCGCTACCGCATGGAGGCCATCGAGCGCACGGCCGACCTCTCTGACCGCCTCCAGCGGCGCGAGTACACCTTCGGGCCCTACTATCCCTTCAAGGTGTACGAGCCGAAGGAGCGGCTCGTCCTTGCCATAGACTTCGAGGGCAAAGTCGTCCAGCACTCGCTCTGCGACAACGTCCTCGAGCCCGTGTTCTCCCGGCGCTTCATCCGGGATAACTATGCCGGGCAAATCGGCAAAGGCACCCACGACGGCCTCGACCGTCTGGCCGGTGCCATGCGCCACTACTTTTTCAGCCGGAAGGCAGCAGACGAGGAGGCCCGGCGGGCCGCCGGCCTGCCATACCGGCCGATGGAGGAGTGGGACTACGCCGAGGGCTGGGTGCTGAAAGGTGACTTTTCCAAGTTCTTTTACACCCTGCTGCACGCCGTCTGCTTCGAGAAGGCCCGCAAGGCTCTGGCCTTCCTGTCTGACGAGGAGCTGATCGACTTCGTCGAGTGGCTGCTCTGGATCGTCATCGACAGCACGCCAGACCCCGGGATCCCCATCGGCAACCAGTCGAGCCAACTGCTCGCCCTGCTCTATCTGGACGACTTCGACCACTGGCTGCGGGATGACCTCGGCCTCGTCTATGGCCGTTACATGGACGACTTCTACATCATCAGCAGCGACAAGCTGCTGCTCCGGGAGATCCTCAAGCGGATCGAGGAGTACATCAAGCCGCTGGGCCTGCGCCTGAACGGCAAGACGCAGATCTTCCCGCTCAAGAATGGCATCGACTTCCTCGGCTTCCACACCTACCTCACGAGCACCGGCAAGGTGGTCAGAAAGGTGAGGGCCAAGAGCATCGACAACATGAAGCGGAAGATCCGCAAGTTCCGCGGCCTCGTGGACAGGGGCAAGATGACGCTCGAGAGCGTGAGCCAATCCTACGCAAGCTGGACGGGCCACATCTCGCACGGCAACACCTACCACCTGCGGCAGAACATGGACGCCTATTTCTTCGCATACTTCCCGGAGCTAAAACCTACCGAAAGGAGACAAGACTCATGCCTCAAACCCTCGGAAGCCTTGCCAACAAGGCAAAAATCAAGTTCGGCAGCCTCTACGGCGCGCCGATCATCTGGATCAAGGCAGACAAAAACCACGCCGGCTACCCTGCTAACAGCACCACCCTCGTGACCAACCAGATCATCAAGCTGCTGTGCTTCGACGCAAAGGAGAGTGCCAACGGCAACAGCGACCGCCGAAACTACGGCAACAACCGCTACATCTACTCCAACCTGCGCCAGTGGCTCAACAGCGACGCCGCCGCAGGCCAGTGGTACACCGCGCAGCACAGCGCAGACGCACCTCCGAGCTCGGGCAACGTATGGGACGGCTACAACCCCTACAACACCATCGCCGGCTTCCTCAACGGCTTCACGGCCAACGAGCGGGCCGCCCTGCTCGCCACCACCATCACCGTCGGCAAGAGCTCCACGGACGGCGGCGGGACGGAGACCTGTGTGGACAAGGTTTTCCCCCTGTCCTGCACCGAGGTCAACCTCTCGGGCGACCATGTGTGCGGCAGCAAGCTGGCGATATTCAGCGACAACTCCAGCCGCATCGCTACCGTCTCGGCCTCGGCCGCTGCCAACTCCAACTACGATGTCGACGCCAATCAGGCGTGGTACTACTGGCTGCGGGACGCCTATGCCGGGTCGGCCAACGGCGCCCGCTTCGTCTATTCCGGCGGCACGCTGAACTGGAACGACGCCTACGACGGCCACAACGGCCTGCGCCCCGCTTGTAATCTGTCCTCTGATCTCCTGGTCTCCGACACCACCGACTCGGACGGCTGCTACACAATCGTCTACAACCAGCCGCCCACGGCCCCCGGCACCATCACTGTCCCGAGCGAGGTCATCGGCGGCGAAAACCTGAGCATCTCGTGGGGACAGTCGACCGATCCCGACGGCAACCTCTCCGGCTACAAGCTGGAGCGCAAGGTGGACGACGGCACATGGGCGCAGATTTACAGCGGCAGCTCCCGGAGCTACACCGACTCCATCACCTACGGATGGACGAGCGTGCAGTACCGCGTCAAGGCATACGACACCGCCGGGGCCGAGAGCGCCTACACCACCAGCGCCGTGCGCACCGTCACCAACAACCGGCCGCCCGTCATCAGCGGCAGCGACACCGACCTCGGCAGCTTCACCACCACGCCGCCCTCCTACGAGTACACCGTCACCGACGCCGACGGCCATCAGGTCACGGTCGTGGAGAAGCTGGACACCACCACGCTGCGCACCTACACGGCCACCCTCGGCGACACCAACGAGCTCGAGATCACGGCCGACCAGTGGCTCAAGCTGCTGAACGGCGACCACGCCCTGACCATCACCGCCACCGACGCCAAGAACGAGAGCACCGTGCGCACCCTGTCCTTCGACAAGGCCATGCACTCGGTCGAGTTCGAGCAGACCGTGGCGATGGCGGCCGACGATATGCCGACCAAGGCCCTCGTCAATATTCAGGGCAGCTTCCCGACCGGCAGCACCCTTCAGGTCTGGATCTGCAACAACGGCAACGACGCCGAGCCCACATGGGAGGACATCACCACCAAGGCCCTGACCAGTCAGAAGCACTTTTTCACCAACCAGACCAAGACCGCCGCGAGCTGGGGCGTGAAGATCAAGGTCAAGCTCCTGCGCGGCTCGGCCGAGGGCGACTGCTACATCCAGTCGGTCGGCGGCAACTTCGCATAAACCAACACCCCAAGACCAGAAAGGAGGAGCAGCATGGTCTACTTCATGGAACACAGCATCAAAGCCATCCACGAGAAGGAGCAGGCCGCCGCCGGAGGCGGGGGCGGCACCTCTCCCGAGGACAAGGAGCGGATCACCAAGCTCGAGGACGAGCTCGAGGATCTGTCTGGCGCCATTGAAAGGGGGCTGACCACATGAGCACCAAGTACAGCGGCCTCGAGGCCGCCCTGCGCAGCGCCCGCATGACCTTCGTGAGCGAGGCCAACGCCGGCGACCGTACCGGCACCGAGATCATCGCCTGCGAGGATCTGCTGCCAGCGTGGACGAAGGCCGGCCCCAAGGGGGACGGCAGCCACGAGGTCGGCGAAGCCTGCACCCACAACGGCCAGAGCTGGCGCTGCTGCCAAGCACACAACACCAACAACAACCCGGACATCGAGCCGGGAAACAGCCCCGCACAGTGGGCCCCGTATCACACCACAGACCCGACCAAGGCAAAGGCGTTCATCCAGCCCACGGGTGCCCATGACGCCTACCAGAAGGGCGAGTGCTGCCTGTGGACTGATGGCAAGGTCTACCGCTCTATCATGGATGGGGCCAACGCATACAGCCCCGAGGCATACCCGCAGGGCTGGGAGGAAGTGACCGCCGCAGGCGAACCCGGCACGACCCCGGAGCCCGGCACAGAGCAGGAACCGGGACAAGAGCCTGAAACCGGCGGCGAGGAGACGGGCGAAACCGTCCCAGCCTTTATACAGCCTACCGGCTCGCATGACGCCTACCAGACCGGCGACCGCGTGATCTACAACGGACAGATCTATGAAAGCACCATTGACAACAACGTCTGGTCGCCGGACACCTACCCGCAGGGCTGGAAACTCGTCGAGGTCGAGGATGGAGGTGCAGCATGATCCAGCTTGACATCGGGCAGCTCGTGGCCCTCATGGGGATCCCGTCGGCCATCACGGGCCTGTGCTTCTGGATGATCCAGAGGCAGCTCTCCAAGAGGGACGCAGAGCTCGACCGGCGCGACGCCGCCCGGGAGAGAAACGAGGTGCTGCTCGTGCGCAGCGTGGGGGCCGCCATCGCGCTCGGCGAGGCCACGGCCACCGCCCTGAAGAACGGCCACGCCAACGGAGAGACCGAGGCGGCCCTCCAGTATGCGCAGAAGATCAAACACGAGCAGAAGGACTTCCTCACCGAGCAGGGCATCCACGCGATCTACTGAGGGAGGTGACACCCATGGGAAGATACCGGCGCAAGCGGGAGGCCAAGGCCCGACGCAGGCCGTGGGAGTTCTCGAAGAAGCTGGCGGCGTGGGCCGTCCTCGTCGCAACTGCCGCGGCCGTGGCGTCCTATGTGCTGGCCTTCCGCGATCAGCAGACCGCCAGCGATGTCACGACCACCATCTTCACGGCTTGCATCGGCTACCTCGTGAGCTATGCGGCCAAGTCGGCCACCGAGAAGATCAGCCGAAACCGGCACGGCCTCGACGCTGATGGCAACCCCATCAGCGGGGCCGGCGTCGGAGAGTACACCACCACAACCACATCAGACAAGGAGGCAAAAGGATGAACATGATCGACATCACCCCCGTCATTAACGCCGTCATCGCGCTGCTCGCCGCAGGCGTCAGCGTGTTCCTGATCCCGTGGATCAAGAGCAAGACCACCGACGCGCAGCGCAAGGAGCTGCTCGAGTGGGTGAAGATCGGCGTCGCCGCTGCCGAGCAGCTTTACAAGGGGCAGGGCCGCGGCGAGGAAAAGAAGAAGTACGTCCTCGAGTTCCTCGCGTCCATGGGCTTCACCGTGGACGAGGAGGCCATCAACGCGGCCATCGAGGCGGCAGTCAACCAGCTCAACGGCGGCAACCTGCCGCTCGAATAACCAGCAAAGGGCGGGCCAACACGGCCCGCCCTTCATTTTGCAAAGGAGGCACAAAGACATGAGTGAGAACAAAAAGCCCGCGCTGAATATGCGCTACTACAACGGAGAGATCGACGACGACCTTCCCTACACCGGCGTGCTCAACTACGACGAGGAGACCGGCCTGATCTACGACGAGGACGGCGATGTCGTGGATGAAAAGACCCTTGACGCCATGCTCGACGGTGACGGAAAGGGGGACGACGAAGATGAGTAACAGCTCGCTGATCTCCTACACCAAGCTCAGCCCCAACCACTCGGGCAAGCGCACCAAGAAGATCGACACCGTCACGATCCATTGTATGGCCGGCCAGCTCTCCGTCGAGAGCTGTGGCGCTCTGTTCGCCAAGAGCAGCCGGCAGGCGTCCAGCAACTACGGCATCGGCCCCGACGGCCGCATCGCTCTCTATGTGGACGAGGGCAACCGCTCGTGGTGCACGTCGTCTAACGCCAACGACCAGCGCGCCGTCACCATCGAGGTCGCCAGCGACGCGACGCACCCCTACGCCGTCAGAGATAAGGCATACGACGCGCTGCTGGATCTCGTGACCGACATCTGCAAGCGCAACGGCATTAAGAAGCTCGCCTGGTCTACCAACAAAAACACCCGCGTCAACCACCTGAACGGCTGCAACATGACCGTGCACCGGGACTACGCGGCGAAAGCCTGCCCGGGCGACTACCTCTACAACCTGCAAGACGAGATCGCGGCCGAGGTCAACCGCCGTCTCGGCACATCCGGCAGCACCACGCCCTCCACCGGGGGCAGCACCGGCACCGCCGCGGCCGACATCAAGGTCGGCGACGTGGTGGAGTTCACCGGCTCCAAGCACTACGTCAGCGCCACGGCCACGAGCGCGTCGAGCTGCAAGCCCGGCAAGGCTAAGGTCACGGCCATCGCCAAGGGCAAGGCGCACCCCTACCACCTGATCGCCGTCTCCGGCGGCGGCTCCACCGTGTACGGGTGGACGGACGCGGCAGACATCAAGACCAGCAGCAGCTCTACGGCCACCTCGTACCTCGTGAAGGTGACGACCGACGTGCTGAACATCCGCAAGGGCCCCGGCACCAACTACGGCACCAACGGGGCTATCCGCGACAAGGGCACCTACACCATCGTCGCCGAGAGCGACGGGCCCGGGGCCTCCAAGTGGGGCAAGCTCAAGAGCGGGGCCGGCTGGATCTCGCTGGACTACGCCAAGAAGGTCTAATTGTGCAACTTGCCACCGGCGCGGCGCGGATCGGTGCCGGCCAGAAGCTCTGAAACCGTCAGAACGCACAAAAAGAGCCCGCTCGGGAGTGATCCCGGGCGGGCTCTTTCTGTTTATGCACTCATTCCTCTGTGGCGTCGTCCTCTGCCGGATCCTCGCCGCCATCGCTCTGCGCCGCCTCAGCAGCGGCCAGCTCGGCCTCAGTCGGGTGGAAGCGGACAACATAGCCGTTGACATCATAGAAGCCGCCGAGGGCGACCGTGAAGATGTCCACGATCCAACCGATCCCGAAGAAGCCAGCCGTCAGCGTCCAGATGACGCCCGTGCCGATCTTCCCCACATAGTACCGATGCACGCCGAGCACGCCGAGGAAAATGCACAGGGGCAGGACGACCGCCTTGCTTTTCGGCGAGGTGGGGCGCTGCGCTGCCGGCACGCTGGCCGACCGCTCACCGCCGCTGGTCGTGTACGACAGGCCCGTGCCGGGCACGCCGACGGTCGTGTGGCTTTTCCCGGTCGTGCTGACCGTGTGCTTCAGCCCCTTCGGGCCGAAGGTGACGCTCGCGCTCTTTTTATTCAAGTTCACACGGACGCCGGGGGCGATCTTTATGCTGCGCCTAAACCGTAAACCCATGAAATACTCCTCCTTCGCGGCCTGTTTGCGTTTTTTAGCGTTTAGCCATCTTTGGGATAATATTATCACGGTCGCCGTGTTATTGTCAACTCGGACTACCCATCTTTGACCTAAAAGGAGGAGACGGCTCAAGGTGAAGATATATAGGCCATACGGGCGGTGCAATATCTCAGGCGAGCGCGTCCGCGCAGCCAGAGAGCGGGCCGGCATCTCGCAGGAGCGCCTCGCGTACAAGATCCAGATCGCGGGGCTCGACATCACGCAGAAGGCCATCAGCAGGATCGAGACCGGCGACCGCATTGTCGCCGACTATGAGCTCGAGTACCTCGCCGACGCCATCGGCGTGACCATCTACTACCTGCTCGGAAAAGAATGA